AGACACTAACTCATTTAAATAGCGATCCGGAATGCTAAGAATAGTTGCTCCGCTTATTGTTGCAATTGCAGTAGGCTGCTTAACAAACTCTAGCTTAAGGCCACCAATAAAGGTTTTCTGTGGGACTGGGTAAAAAGTAATAATTCCAGCACGTTCTTGCCATAGCAGAGGTACGTCCGCCTTTGCAATTAGGTTAGGATCCTCCTTAAGAATAAATTCTCTAAACTCTTGAGGTGTCACATTCTTAACTGGGCGACCGTCAATATACACCGCTTCAATGTACTGAACTTTATCAGTTGGAAAAGTGTAGTCTGACTGTGCTGCAATAACGTCAGAAAACTTGGTGTCCTTAAGAATAGCGTTATTGTTTACTATTTCCTGCTGGCCGTCGTTAATCCACCTAATAAGCATGTCGTCAGTGATTTGCGATCCTGAGGTGTCTCCAAATGAGACCTTAACTCGGTCTGCTACATCTAGCGTAGTTCTGGTAAAAGTTTCTGCTGGCATTATTTCCTAAGTACTTTTCCGTCGTGGCGGTATTCGTTTTTACGTGAACTCATGACGGATTTCATCATATCTTTTTTCTCTTCCATCCATTCTAGCTCACGCTTGGCCTTTATGGCGGCTTCTGCCATTTCTAAGATTCTAAACCTGTTTACTTTTGAATTAGCATCCTGCATGTTGTTTTCTACAAGCCATGCAATAAGTCTCTGATCTACTTCTGATTCCCTCATGTACCTTATTACGTAAGGTGGAAGCATGTGGGGCTCGTCTACTAAAGCAAACGGCATTTCTGGGCTATAACCAGGGTGTAAAGAGTCAACCTTAATAAGTCTCACGGTTGGAAAAAGATCTCGGATTACCTCAGCAACCCGGCGGTGGTCTGTCGAATAAAGACCGTCAATTTTATCGAACTCTATGTATGACATTTTTGTCTCCTATGTTGAAACCCGTAGGGATCAGGTGAGACGGGGGCCTGATCCCTACGGGCAGTTATTCGCTTCTTACTTCTCAGTGATGTTTGATAGTACCGCGTGTGCGTTTCTGCGGTAGGTACCAAGCTGTGAGTACTGGTAGATGCGAGCTTCGTAGGCGTCGGTGTCTGCGACACGTGACCACATTGATCCATCGCGGTCCATCCATGCCCAGTCCTTCTTGCGGTTCACAACGATTTCCTTGCTGCTTAGAGCGTACAAGGTTCCCTTTGGAGCTGCGTAGTCGGATACGAACTTGATTGGCTTGCCAACTGCATCGAATGTAAATGCACGCTGACCACCCTCAAGAGTTGCACCGTTGGTGAACTGGCGTAGGCCCTGTAGCAAGTCCCAGTAAGCGTTGAAAACGCCTGGGGATGCTAGCATTACGTCAACGTCGCCGCCCTTCTTGTCAACCTTCTGAACTAGGTTGATAAGAGCAAGCTCAGTTAGCGAACCAGTAGATGTTCCTGGAACTCCAAGAGCTTCTTCTGTTGCCTTCCAGATTGGGTAGGTAGCTGGATCAATGTCGTGCAATGTTCCAGATGCCTTAACGATTGCACCAAGACCAGTCCATTCCTTACCGAAGGAGTTTACTCCGTTGGAAGAACGAACTAGAACGTCACCAGCACTGATGTTAGTGCTGAAGGTTCCAAGGCTACCTGTTACGGTAATTACCTTAGTGGTTTCGTTAATTGATGTGATTTCAAGGCTTGATGCTGCGCCTGACTGCTGCTTTACACCAGTTGTTGGGTCAACAACATCGAAGGTGATTCCTTCTTCTAGCCACTGAGTTGAGTCAACTGTAATGGTAGTTCCTGATGGTTGTGCAACTACTACTGCCAACGTACCGGTACCATTTCCATAAACCTGACGGTTTAGATCGGTGGCAAGGTCCTTCTTAAGACCACGGATTTCGTTGTCAACAACGTTGATAAAGGACTGGTAGTCCTCTGAAGCCTGCTCGAATAGCTGACCGTCAACCTCGATGGATCCGTATAGGTTGGTTAGGTACAGGTGAGCCTGCTTGTACTTCTGAGCTCCGGCTAGAGGTAGCTTCTCGCGAACGCCACGTGCACCGATTCCCTGGTTACGTCCAATGTGGGTATCGAAGATAACTTCTTTACCGTTCTTGGTGATGTTAGCGGATGAAGCCTCGATGAGCTGCAGTGCAGGGTTCTTGTCGCGCAGCTGCTCGTGAAGGTCTCCATACACTAGTTTGATTGCTTCTGACGCAAACGTCAGAATTGATTGTCCTGCCATGTGAATGACTCCTAGATTGTTTGTATGAATAAATGAAATGCGTTATACGCTCAAGTCTTTTTGCCCTGACCCCTTGGGGGCTGTACTTACAGACTATTTTAGGATACCACAATTAGCCATATAAAAAGAAAACCGGCCCTCACTATTGCTAGTAGGGCCGGTTTTTTATGTTAGTTACAGGCTGTTAGGTCCAGCTTTTAGCTGCTGCTCAAACATTTGAGCAAGCATTGCTTTTTTGTCTCTAAAGTCTTTTGGAATAGAGACGGACTCAAAAGGCACACCGCCGGTTGATCCTACAACAATAGGAGCTCCATTAGCTGCTTCAGCTGAGTTGCCTATACGCTTAAAACCAACGCCAGTAATACCAACAAGCTTCTTAGCGGCATCAAGAACAGTGATGTCCTGACCTCTTTCAAGGGAAGACTCCATCAACTCAATAATTGCCTGCTCTTGCTGTGCGTTTACTTCGTATACGTCTTTAAGGCCCTTTAGTTGACCTTCAAGAATTTGGTATTCCTGAGCAGTTTCGCGCTCTAGTTCCTGACGGTCGATGCTGTTTTGCAACTCTTCTAGTTTTGCATCACGTGCAGCAAGCTCTTTTTGAAGCTTAGGTGAGATATCCGACTCTTCAAAGAAATCACTTTCTTCTTCTATAATCTCGGACGCAGCCTCTACAGCATCGCTCTCTAGTAGGCCTTGAGCCATTAGTGCACGGGTCAGGTTTTCATGAATTGAAATTGGATCATCCGAAATAGCCTGTGCAAGTTGAATGCTTTGATTAATGTAATCAGCATCCACGTTATTGTCGATAAAGTCCTTGTATGGGGAAAACTTTTCTAGCTGCTGTTGGTAATACTTATCCTGCTCTTGTAAATGTGGCAATACTTTTTGATGCCATGCTTCAGGCAATTCAGCCAAAAGCTTTTCGTGTGCAGGGTGTGGCTTAACTGGCTCTGCAACAGCCGGTGTTTCAAGATCTGGAGTTTCTAGATCTGGGGTTTCTAGACTTAGATCATCTAGAGTTGTTTCTTCGTTTGACATACGTCTCCTATGCTAGTTGTTCTTCAGTCATCCCTGACTGCTCTGGGGATTCGCCAGCGGTTGCTGGATCTTCTTCCGGGGCTCCGATATCTTGCGCTGGACCCGCCATTCCCATTTGCGCAGCCTGCATTTCACGCTGCATTAATGCAACTTCGTGAGCCTGGATGTGCTTCTGGAACTCTGCCTTAATCTCAGGTGCTAGTAGGTCAAATGACTGACTCTTACGGAACCTGTTATGAACCTCGATGTGTACTGCGTGGTTATCGTAGTCATGAGCCGCAACTAAAGTAGGTGCGTTCATAGGAATAGGTGTTCCGGTTTCTTGCTCAGATCCAGGAACAAATTTAGTTGGATCGTTCTGATCAATGCCAGACTGCCACTCCGCGTAGTGCTGCTCAATCTCTTCTGGAGTAAGCTTCTTCATCATCAAGTTTTCGCGCTGAGCTTGGTTTTCGTCGATCTTGATTAGGTTGTAGTACTGCTTCAACATACCCATCTCTAGAACACGTAGACCGTCCTGAGGGGAAATGAAGCCCATCTTCATCCATTCGGTGATTAGTGCCTGACGCGCAGACTTGGATGTAGGTAGTGCTGATCCGGATTCAATTCTAATATCCGTACCAGATGCAATGTCCGCACCAGACAACATTAGCGCGTCAAATGAACCATCTGTACCGACAGTCTTGATCAAACGATCACTCTGTACGTACTGGACAAATAGGCTAAGGGCCTGCCTTGCTAGTTTCTCTAGTGCAGCTTCAATGCTATTAAATATAGTGGTTAGATAAGCGTCGTCTCTTTCGCCAAGGTAGGCGATGGCAGTTGCAGCCGTAACACCAGGGGCTGAGTCTCCACGGCTAATCTGGTGTTGTCCGGAAATGTCTTCGAAGTCACTCTGGAGCTGCTGTATTTCCTGAATAACGTAGCTAGGTAAAGCCTGAATTGGAATAGGAGTCGGGAACTGAAATCCTGGACGAACTGGAACCCATAGACCAGCTTTTGCTGTAATGCGCTTAGGGTCTACTGAGCCTTCAGCGTACATCATCTGAGGCTTAGACATCAGGTTCTTTGCGTGGATGATCTGAGAACGAGTCCTGTTGTATTCGCGCTGTAGCGGGATCAGGTTTTTAACTACAGACCTACGGTAGAACTTACCGTTTTGGATACCGTGTAAGTGTGCAATTGGGTACTGGCCATGAGCGTAAGGAATGCCTTCCTCGGAGTACTGAACAATCTCGTTGTCTACGATTGTAACTAGTCCACCCTTAGGTAGCCATGGGCAACCATTCGGCTTTGCCCACATTTCAATTACAAGCACCATGTCTGGACGAGCGCTGTCAACTCCACGAAGATCCATCAAGGCTGCTTCTTGTATGTCGGTTGAGTTAACCTTAGTTGGAGTAAAGTCTTTTGGTAGCACGTTTTTAAAAGTCGACTTTACCCACAGCTCAGACTTTGTGTACACGTTAAAAATAAACGGCTGCTCTTCAATGTCTTCTTGAGCTAGGTCCGGAACAAAGACGTGGAACGGGGAAACGGCTTCGAACTTAACGTCGCCCTTTGCGCTAACTTCTTGAATGACCTTCTTTTCACCAGTTAGCTGATCAACGTCTGTCCGTGGTGTCTTGATCTCAATTGAAGAATCCCACATTGCTTTAATAAAGCCGTTGCCAGTGATCGCTCTCCAGAACTCAGCTTTCTGCAAGATCTGAGTTTGGAAATTATTTTTGTCATAGACAGACTGCCAAACTTGCTCAGCTGCTGTAGCAGCTAAAAGATCGTCATCGTCGTTTGATGCAGGTACTACAGAAGCCGATGGTTGCCCGGAAGTAGTCTTAGCAACCTCAGTACGTACAACAGGCTCAATGCGGTTAACGGTAATACGTGGAAGGCCTGATGGGTTTGGCTCTTCTGACAATCCCTGGCGTCCGTTAATTGTCGCCCAAGAATGGTACTGCTGACCGTTGTAAAAAGCCAACTGTAGGTACCAGTCGTTCTCTTCGGTTCTGCGGTTAAGCCTGCACTTGTCGTACTCAGCTTTAACCCAAGCAACCAGCTTCTTAGCTTCTTCTCTTTTTTTAAACTTGTTTAAAACGCTGTCTTCTACAAGCTCAGCATCTTTAACTGTTGGGATTTTTTCAAATGTAGCAAGGTCCGGCCCTGCTTGGGCGATCTCGTCTAGTGGGTTAACTGCCACTTTAGTCCTCTATGTCCTCTTGCTGTATTTTCCAAAGCGCGTCCATACGCGATTCGGTATTCAATAATTCCTGGTATTCTTCGCCAGTCATATACGGTCCATTATACACTGAAGTGTCCATTGGTTCTGGTGTTACCGAAGCAACCATTTGATAAGCAATTGGGTCTTTAGAGCTCAGTAAGTTCAGCGCTTGGCTTAGAAGTCTTTGCTGATCCCTTGCTGCCTCTTTTTGTAACTCCAGCGATTTGTTCATCGCTTCCAGTGTCGGCTTTAGGACTTTCAGATTGAACAGGCTTACTAGAAATAGAGACACTAGCAAGGCTAGTGACAAAGTTACCGAGTAGAGAGGTAATGTCATGGGTTAACTCCTTTATTAGGCTTGGTGCGGCTTGAATTTGATTGTTCGCAATTTCAATCTTAGTGAGTAGTTCTGTAGTTTCTTTTTCATGCACAGTGTTTAATACAAAACCAGCAAATAAGGCTAGGTCCTGTAGGCAAACGTCACAAAGGTACGCACCTCTGTTTGTTCCGCTGATCACGCCAATGTCCCACAGGTTGTTTATATTTGAGCAAGCTATGCAGACTCCTGGGTGTGGTGCTCCAGCTTCATAAAAGCGGTAACTCTTGTTAAATATGTTCATTATTGTCCTTCCAGAGACCTTACGTCTGAGGCACCTTTCCAGCTGGATCCCCAGTCGTCGCTGTCATCAACGTCTCCCAGTGGCACAACTGCTCCGAATGCATCAGAAAAAGCATTATGAAATTGTGTTCTGTCCGTAGGCAACTCAGTATTGTCTGGCGCTAGATCCGCCATAAACGTCATTGCATACTTAAGAGCATCATAGCAGTGATTGTCCTTGTCTCGGATATCTTCTAGCTTATTATTTTGCTCTGCTACCTTAACACTAGCCCACTTTTTCCATTTAAGCTTAGGTAACTCGGCAATTAAATGAGGGCAATCGTCTGTGATCATTAGGTGAGGGCGGTTGCTTTTCTTGTTAAATTTCATGTATTGCCGGATCCGTTCAAGGCCAATTCGCCTGTCAGTTGGGATCATGTCCACTGCTATAAAGATGCCGTGCTTTTGGTACTCCTGAAGTATTGACGTACCGGTATGCTCCTTAGTCTGCTTAATCGCCGGATCTCCAGTAGTTAGCCACACTTTAGTGCCTGCCTCAGCCTCTACCTGCTTCGTAATCCTATTAACTATAGCTGCGTGCTCAGCTACGTTTAGCTTTGACTGATAATGCTCTTTAAATACTGTCACGTTATTGTGCTCGTCTACCGCCATCCACAGCCAAACCGTAGGGTTTGTGTAACCCGAGTCCATTGTCCGGATAATCCTGTGTTCTGGCCCTGGGGTAAATTGACCTTTAGGGATACAGTGAGTGTTGGGGTTAAAGTCAGGGAAAACGGCCCCGCCAAGGTGAACATACTGACCCTTGCTCCGAATAATACGTTCCTCCTCTGGGAGCATATCTAGGAACTTAGCAATTGCTTCCCTGGAAAGGGTTGGGTTGTCTGCCATCTCAGCTTCAACGATGCCAATGGGTTTTTTACCTTCCTTGGCAGGGATGTAGATATCGTCAAAGATCCATTCCATACCCTGCACCGGAGTCTGAGACATCCACCAAACTCCATCGGTGTCAACTAGACGAGCAAGACACTCTTGGAACACAGACTTGGGGCACTCCTCGTCAAAATGAACAAAGTGCCTAGAAGATCCGGCGAACTTGTCTAGATCCTGATCTTGGGACATAAACTCCACAAACGAGCCGTTGTTAAGCGTTAGAACGTGGCGCTCTCGGGAGTAGCTCTGTTCCCACGATCCATTGATCAAGTATGTCTTGGGAAGCCACTGCTTGTAGAGTGGCAGGATGATTTTATCTACACCGTTTAGGAAGTCAACCGCAACGACTCGTCCTCGTATGGGCCCCTCGGGGGTGTCGCGAAACGGATGTGAATGGGTAAGCCACCATATTGCTTCGACAGTAGAGCCAAGTGACTTGCCAGATCTGTTTCCTCCGATATAGAGTCGATCAGGATTTCTATCGAGATGGAAGAGTCGCTGTTTTTCGCTAGGTATGTAATCGTATATATTTGGTTTGTGCGATGCTTCTTGGA